ACTGCGCCCCTGCCATGCCGGTGATGGCACCGTCCGTGTCTTCGCGGTCCTGCTGGCCTGCGCCCTTCTCTGGGTGCTGCCAGTACATCAGTTCCACCAGCCGGGGCGATCCCTGCGTCCGGGCTGTGCTGACGAGGCGGGCGTACTCCGTGCCTGCCCCGATGGGCGTGCTGTTGGCGATGCGGCACGAGGTGCAGTCGGCTGCGCTGCGCCACGCTGCGTCGGCATGGTCGAGGGCAGCGAACTCGTCGAAGATCACCAGCGTGCGACGACCACCGCGCCCGATGTGCTCCGTGCTGGCTTGGCCTGCGATGGTCGCCCCACTCGTGGGGTGCCGGAGCATCATGTGCTGCCGCAGTTCGCCGCCCTTCTCCAGCGCCTTGGGCGTGGCCGGTAGCAGCCACTCCGGCTGGGAGGCGAGCAGGTAGTCCACCTTCCAGAAGAGCGTGTCTGGGTCGCCGGTGCGGTCCACGAGGTCTTCGACGCGGCTGACCAGCAGGGACTGCCAGCCGTGGAAGAGCCAGCCCCACGCTGCGATTCCCACGAGGAGCCACGATGCACCCATGTCTCGGCTCTTGCGGATCACGCAGTCTTCGCCCTTGCTGATCGCGTCGATGATGGCCTCGCTGGCCTCGACTTGGCAGGGCCACAGGGTGAAGGGCACATGCATCTGCGCTGCTGGGATCTCGCGCCCCGTCTCTGGGTCGATGTTCTTGACACGGTAGGTCCACGCCGTGGCCTCGCACCATGCGGGGAATGACGCTGCAAACGCCGCACGCAGGTGGGCCTGTTCGGCTGGTGTAGCCCGCAGCACCCGCTCTCGCATCGTGACGAGCGAGCGTGCTTCCGGTCGGGGCTGCTTGGTCACAGGGGGGAGGGGTGCTGCTGGGTTGTTCAGTTCTTGCCAGCGAGCCGACCGCCCCACTGCTGGAGCAGATCCATGCCGCGCTGCTGGTCGCCGTTGGTCTCGACCTTGATGGGCTGGCCGTCTGGGCCGCTGTGCTCGACACTCCACCGCTCGCGGTACAGGGCCGGTCGCAGCGCCTTCAGCCGGAAGATCAGCAGGGTCATCTGCACCTTGTCCATCTGGCGCTTGCCTGTCAGCACCTCTTCGATCATGCGCTCCAGCCCGTCGGCGATGAGCGGGTTCAGGGCATCGTGCGCAGCGCGGAAGGCCGGGTCGCTGCCGCGCCACGACGAGGGAGTGTGCGTGCTGATGCCAACGATCTCGCAAGCACGGTTCCAGCCATGAGCACGGAACTCCTGCAACCACCGCTCTTTACATGCCGCAATTTCGTGTGCCTGTTCCTTGCGTGGTCTGCCTCGTCCACGCTTCACTGGCTGCTGTGCTTCGCTCATGGATTGAACCCTACCAGAACCCTGTGGCCGGTGTCATCTGGGCACATGCTCAGAAATTTCTCGGCTCCAGAAACATAGGTAAATGCTGCACTTGCGACTTTATTGCCAACAATCTGGTTGGTTTGTTGAAGTAATTGATTTGACAAGTACGATACAGGGTGTACAGTACTCATGTCAGCCGCGTGGCTGGCAACGCAACAAGGGCTGGCAAGGCCAGCAGAAATTGGAGACACCAGTGAAGACCAAGAACCAGTTCGCAAGCAGCCAGATTGAGATTCTGTCGAAGAACCTTGAGTATCGCATGTTCAACATCAGCCACAACTGGTCAGAGGATTGTGCCCTTCGAGGTTCATCCGACATCTGGAATGAAATCAACCAGATGAAGGTGGCGACCGTCTGGGCCAAGGCTTTCGAGATCATCACCGGAACCACGGCTGCGTCCCTGCTGTACCACATCGAGGCACTCAAGCACATTGCCGAACAATGCTGCGCAGCGGACGCTGAGGACTTGAACATGTTCCGCCGCAACGGCAACGAGACCTTGGACGGCATTCGCAACACGCTAATCAAGGCCAAGGCACCGATCGTGTCTACCCGCATCTCCTGAACCAGAAAGGACCACACCATGATGCCCACCATCACCACCATCGCGATCCTGCTCGTGTTCGTCGGAATCCCCCTCGCCATCTACGCAGCCTCGCGTCCCTGACGGATCGCGCCCCACCGCCCCTCCGGGGGCGGGACGGCCTGCACCGTCGCAGGACAACGCAACACAGCCCCACAGGGGCAGAAATTGGAGACAGCCATGAAGAACGCATCGATCATCTGGGGTGGCCGCAGCAAGCCCGTGCAGTGCCGCACGATCAAGAACCGCGCCCCGTTCTGGGTCGTCGCCCGCGACACATACGGCAACGAGGAAGTGATCCTGAAGACCCACCACGAAGACTCCGCCCGCGTCGCTCATCAGCGCCGCGTCGAGGACGGTCGCGACTACACCGTCAGCATCGTGAACAACATCATCGAGTGGAACTGACCCACGCAGCAACTCAGGAATCAGGTACTTGACAACTCACTGATCACTCTGTACAATACACACTCAACCCGAAGCCCCACAGGGGCAGAATTGGAGAACTCACATGAGCCTGAACTGGAACCTGTCGAAGATCGCTGACTACCGCACCGTCTGCCTGCGCGAAGTTGAACCCGGGGTGGATGAACTGCGCGGAACCACCCACAACCTGATCTGGCTGACGATGGCGGTCGGCATGGGCACGATCACCCCGAAGAACATCGACGAGTGGCAGTTCCGCCTCGCCGTGCTCAACCGGCTCGACGAGCAGCCGGAGATGTACGAGGCGCTCACCCGCGAGGTGCTGGAGGCCCACATGGGTCTGGAGACGAATGTCTTCCCAGCCCAGACCCGCACCAAGTGGCTCTCCGGCATCGCGAAGCAGATCGAGCGTGACGCGCTGGCCGCAGTGCGGTACAGCAAGCCCAAGGTGGCCGCTGCCTGACGATTCAAGGGTGACGGGCGCACGGCAGTCGCGCCCCGATCCCCTGCACCGTCGCAGGATGACACTCAACCCAAGGGCCACCGGCCCAGAATTGGAGACACCCATGTCACTGCCCCAGAACTACAACCTCGCCCGCATCGAGCAGATCATCTGCATCATCGAGAACATCGCTCTCATCCCCAGCAAGGAAGATCGCCAGTCCACCGTGCTCATGTTCGTGGGCAGCACCTTCGACCTGATGGTCGGGGAAGACCGATCGCAGGTGGACGACGACCTGTACCCCACCTTCCGCAACGCCGCAGTGAGCCTGACGCACGCGAAGGCGGCTATGGCGCTCATGCACGATGCGGAGCGCGAATCGGAACTCTGGCTGCATGATCAGATCAAGCACCTGAAGCAGCGGATCGACGAGAACACCCGCACCTTGCGCGATGTCCTGAAGCGCCTGTGCTACCACCGTTTCGGAGTGCAGTCCCAGCCTGCCTGACCGGCGGGGGCTTGGGTCGCCACCCTTAGGGGTGGCCTCCCAAGAATCCGTCTGGAAATTGTCCAGATAGTTCTTGACTCTGTACGATACATGGTGTACCGTACAGCATCGAGGCTCACCGTCGAGTCTCGACCTCACTCAACCCCGGCCCTCAGGGCCAGAAATTGGAGACACTCACATGGCACATCACATCGAAGCCACTGACCACCTCATGCTCGCCGGAACCAAGGCTTGGCACGGTCTGGGCACCGTGCTCCCGACCCGCACCGACGCGATCACCGCGCTGAAGACGGCGCGGCTGGAGTGGACGGTCGAGGTGGCCCCGGTCACCGCGACCCTGACCGATGGCCGCACGGTGGACGGCGGCGACAACCGGCTGGTGGTCCGCAGCGACACCGGCGAGGCGTTCGCGGCGTGCAAGGACGGCTACCAGCCGATCCAGAATGCCGAGATCGCGGATCTGGCGTACGAGATCAGCAACTTCAGCGATCGCGCAGTCGAGACCGCCGGGTCTCTGCGCGGTGGCCGCAAGGTGTGGTTCCTCGTGGACATGGGCACGATCTACGCGGCTGCGGACGACAAGATCAAGCCCTATCTGTTCATCGGCGGCGGGCACGACCTGAGCATGAGCCTGACCATCGGGGCGATCGCGACCCGCGTCGTCTGCGCGAACACGCACGCCATCGCGATGCGCGAGATGAACGGCGATTGCGTGAAGATCAAGCACACGGCCAGCGCAGAGCAGCGTCTGGCGAAGGTGCGCGAGTGGCTGGCCGGTCCGACCGCGTCGATCAAGGCGTACGGCGCGACGGCCATCCGCATGGCCGAACAGGGCATCACTGAGGCGCAGTTGCAGGCGTTCTTCACGAGTGTGTGGCAGCGTGCGAACGGTCGCCTGACCGACGAGGACATCAAGAACCCCAAGAGCCGCCGTGCCCAGAAGTACGCCGGTGAGGTGTCCCAGTGGCTGGCGAACTTCCGCGACGACAAGCGCCAGACCGGCGTGAGCACGAGCGGCTCGGTCTGGGCGGCGCTCAACGCGGTCACGCAGTACGCCAACCACGAGCGCACGGTGCGCAACGAGAAGCAGGACGCTTCGCGTAGGTTGGACAGTGTGCTCTTCGGCACCGCCGGAGATCTCAACAAGGCCGCATACGAGGCGGCTGCTGCGCTCGTCGCTTGACGACGCTGGCTACGGTGGTCCTCTTCGGAGGGCCACCTAGCCTGCGCCGTTGCAGGATTCAGCAACTCGAAATTGGAGATCACAGTGGACGACAAGAAGAACGAATTCAGGTTGATCATCGGGTCGGACGGTTCGCCTCGCAGCGAGATGTTCTACTGCTGGGCGATCGACGAGGACGACGCGATCAGGCAGGCATGGGCGTGGAAGCCTCATGGCTGGGTCATCTCGATCAAGCGCCTCCAGCGTGCGATCACGAACACGGGAATGATCGTGAGCACATGGTCCTGACGGTTCCCGGCTCGCCAGCCTAAGGGCTGGCCTGCCCCGCACCGTCGCGGGATGCACTAACCTGTAGCCGGTCAACCCGGCAGAAATTGGAGAGAACCATGCCACTAAGTTCGCTGAACCTGATCGAAGACATTCGATCCGTATCCGAGGACATGATCACGCTGCTGGTCGATGCCGGTTGGATCCGCATCGATCGCGAGTGGTTCGGGCATTCGAGCGATGACATCGACGAGAAGTTCTCGATCGACTTCCGTTTCCGCATGCCATCGAAGACATCCAAGATGCTGTGCAAGGAATGGAAGTTCCCATGTTCATTCTGGGCACCGACATCGCGCATGCCGAAGGCCAAGGGCTACGGAACCGTCTGGATTCTGCACCTCGACAACGGGATGAATGACCGGCACGCAGTCGAAGTGACCATCACGGCTCGTGGCCGAAAGATGGGGCTGATTTCTCAACTTGAACTGGCCGCTTGACCGAAGAGGAAACCATGACCAACCACTACAGCAAAACCCGCAGCAAATTGGACAACCAGTATCTGGCGTTCGAGGACGAAGTGATCCGTTTCGTGAAGGTCGCAGATCCGCAGGAGCGGAAGATCGAGAGCGCGGCGGACTGGTTCTTCCGTGGCATGTACACCGGCGGCATCATCGCCATCGCCATCTTCGCGCTGATCATCATGTCGGGGGTGCTGGGATGACCTACCGAGAAACCAGCAGGCAGGCGTACGCCGGTGCGAAGATCGAATCGAACGAGGACCGACTGATCGACATGATCACGCGGGTCGGGTCGGACGGAATCACCTGCGACGAATTCATCGCCCGCACCGGCATCCCGCATCAGAGCGCCAGCCCAGTGTTCACGGCGCTCACGCTGCGCGGCGTGCTGATGCGCACCCGCACGAAGCGCGAGACACGAGCCGGGTACAAGGCGGCGGTGTATGTCCTCGCTCCTCCCGGAAACCTGTTTCGGACTCCACAGAAGTCTCGTGCAGACCGCCTGCGAGATGTGATCGCGAGCGCGTGGACTGCACGAGATACTGGAGACTGGTCAGACTTCGACGAGGCGTTCTCGTCACTGACCCAGACAGATCAGAACCGCTGCCATCCAGCGACGCGAGGTGACGAATGAGCATGGGCGAGATCAATCAGGTCAAGATGTGGGCCGATCAGGCTTCGCGCACATACACCGAACTGCACAACCAACTTGATGCACTGCATCTGGAGCACGCTCAGTTGCTTCGTGAGCGAAACGAATTGGTTGCGGAGCGCGATGCGGCAAGGCGTGAGGTCTTGTTGTGGGTCAAGGAACGGTGTTCTTGGGTTGAACTAGAGAAGGAAATCAAGCAGCGTGGCTGGGATTATCTAACGGAGACCAGCAAGTGACTGACAAACCAAGCGAAACGATCGACTCGCTGACTGGCAAACTGATCAAGGCTCAGGTCGAGATCGGCGCACTGCGAACGCAATTGAATACGATGAAGGCGTGCAACGCGATGCTGACCGAGCGTGCAGAACACTGGGAAGAGCGAGCGAAGCACGAAGCGTGGCTTTCTGACATGCTTGCGAAACGAAACACGATGCTGGTCGTCGAGACCGACGGACTTCGTGAACGCATCCGAAGATTGGAGGATTGACATGACGAACACCGTTGTACTTCCGCACTTCCTCGACCTGTGCGAGTGCTGCCGACAGTCGCAGCACAATCAGTGGGTTGAGTCTGAACCGTACACATGGGTCCATCCTGAAACTGGTTCCAAGATCGAGCGTCGCGGCGTTCTTCTGTGCGACTGCTGCTATCAGGAACACAAGGAGTTCCGCAAATGGCGCAGATGAAAATGACCCCTACATGGATGCACCGGCAATCCGATCCACGATGGTGCGGAATCAAGCCATTGCGCACTCCATCAGAGGTTGCTGAGATTCTTGGAATCACTCGCGACGAGGTCATGTGCATCGAGCGGAAGATCTTCCGCAAGATCAGGCAGGCACTGCCACCGGCACGCAACCGTGATGAAGCCAAGTGGGCGCTGGAGGTGGCACATGCGTTGTTTCTGTAGCATTGCGTTCGTTTCGTTCGTTGCGTCTGTTTCGCACGCGGACAGTCTGCTCGCGTTCTCGAACACGCTGGCCGTCAACAACCGTGTGGTACTGGTTGGGACTGAAGCGTTCTACTGGGACACCGGCGGAGCAATGCGGGTGAACGATAACCTGTGGACCGGCTACGGATGGGAAACATTCCCGGGCGGGGCAGGAGCACTGACTGCAACCCAATTGCAGGCAGACAAGCCCCGGCGCATGCGTCAGACACTGCCAGAAGGCAGGCCGCGCAGGCGATGCAGCAACATTCTCACATGGAACTACGACTGAAAGACAAACGCCGTGCTCGTGGCACGGCGTTGTCTGGATTCACGAATGGTCTAGGGACCACTGGAAGAACATGAGTATACCGAATCGACTGCCGTGGTTTGCGTTCTACCCCGGCGATTTCCTCGCTAGCACGCTGGACATGTCGCCCGCTACGGCTGGCGCATACATCCGACTGCTCAGTCACCAGTGGCTGAGTGGATTTATTCCCGACGATGCCGCATCCAGAGATCGAATCGCTGGCGGGTCTGTTGGCGTGGATTGGGAGTGCATCATGCGCCGTCTCGTTCGCCACTCTGATGGCTGGGCACACCCCCGGCTGCTGGCCGAGAAGGCACGCAGTAATCAGATCGCTGAGAAGCGCCGCGCCCACATTCAACGGGTCAATGACCGTCGCAGTAACAGCCACAGTGACTGTGACAGTGACTGTGCCACAACCACAACTACAACCACAACTACAACCTCCCCTGTCGGGGAGGGGGTGGGGGAGGGTTTGATTTCAGAGGCGGCGATGCAACGGATCGCTGACCGCGAGCCTGCGCATTCGCTGGCCGATGTCGTCGAACGGCAGCGCAAGTATCTGGTCAGCAAGTTGTCTAAGGTCGGATGCGATGATGCCACCATTCGTGATGCATGGCGCTATGCGTGCGACCAGTGGGGCCGGAAGGGCATTCGACCATCCGACACAGCCAAGACCCTGACCGACAACACCGCATCGGCTCGTGAGCCACAGTCCGTTGTGCGCTATCGGATGAACAAGACGAAGCAGAAGGCTTCAGGATCGAAGATCGCAGGCAGGATGTCCTGAAGGGTCATCCAAACGACGGATCGATCCTGAGCAATCCTGACGACTTTGGTGGCCTCTCGATTGCGGTGATGACGACTCGGCCCTTGAACCCAGCCCCCTCTCCGGGGGCGTAAACAGAAACGATCATCGTCTTGATCTGTTTGTCGTCGATCCACCAACCGGCATCGGTCAGGCCATCGATGTAGGATTTGCACCGAGACAGGGCGTTGTCGCAGTCCAGCATTCGCTTGGTCTTGCAGTACCAGTCCACAACAACTACTGGATTAGTTAGTGGGCATGGAACGCCCTTGATCCTTGCCTCGACGGCGGCGGCGAACCGGTCCAGTTTCGCTGAACGCTGACGAACGCACCAGTGCGATCGACTGTTCGATCCTTCGATGCTGGGCAGGGGCAGGATGATCCGCAGGTGGTCCACTGCCGTCGATGCTACTGGTGCAAACTCAATCATCGAACCGTCCCGACTTTACATCTGGTAGGTCTTCGGTCGCATTTCTCCACATGCGCTCGTGGGAAATGATGGATTTGACGAACTTGGCTCGCAGTTGAGATGAGATCTCAGCAGCCTGAACAAGTTCCAGCATACGCGACATGAAACTGCGCAGGCAATCGTCCATGCGGCAAGCATGATGCGCACGCACTGATTCCCTCTGAAGCGCAAGGTGAACCTCCTCCAGCGCCCACTTCCGTACATGGTCAGGACTCATCTCCCGCAACTCCCGGTCACGCTGAGTTTCGCTCTTCGCCTTGGTCTTGTTCCACCCGCTGTGCATGCCGGAGACTCCGTATGAGATCCTCATCAACCCGCAGTTGCACAGGCAGTCCATCCTGCCGTTGCCAGATGTTGCAAATGCGAGCAGTCAATTCCCAATACTCCCACATCGGCATTTCGGGTGGCTTCGCATTACCCACGCGGCAGACCGAAGGTCGTGTTTCATAAATCGCACACTGATTCTGCGCCGTCAGGTGCTCGCAGGATCCATCCTCGCGGACTTGGATACCGCTAGTTGCCAATTGCTTGCGAATGATTCCAACGCGGCGGCAACAGGCTCCGCACCCAGTGCATGGAAACTTGTCGATCATTTTGCATCGAAGATATCGCAGCCGAGTGTCCACACTCCACGACCGCGACTCTTTCCGCCCATCTTGCCACCCTTCGTCCACTCCCACACCGGATACAGGCGAACCCACTTGGCGCAGATGGGCTTCGGTCCTCCGCCCTTTTCGACGGCCCATCCCATGCCCTCTGTCTGGCCAAATTCGTCCTTGTAGGTACCGCACCGAACGAACATGGTCTCTGGGTACTTGATTCGATAGTCGCCGTTCTGCGTAACGAACCGCTCGCGAACGATAGGAGCGACCATTGAATCGTGCGTGTGTCCGATCGCGATCATGTCAGCATCGACGATCCACGAACCCATGCGGCGGATGTCGAGAGCACCCATCGTCATCGCTCCGCCATTGGAAGCGCCGTGGGCGTAGCGAATGGTGAACGACCGGCTCGTGTTGAATACATTGATCTTGAGATGCACATACCCGCCGTACGCACCGGCACCTACCTGCGAATTCGGTGATCGCCCCTTGATCGCTCTGACTAGGTTTTGAGTTGGGCAAACCTCGTGGAACTTGAGCCAAGCCGATTCGTGGTTGCCCTGACCGATCACAACAAACTGGTCAGCAAGTTGTTTCCCGTTGTACGACTGGCTGTAGAATTCTGCCGCCTCTTCGATCACCCTGTCGAAGTAGTTTGTTGATAGCAAGTTACTGCGCAAACTCGATTTAGATGATCGCCTGTCCGACACTCCCTGCATCAAATCAAGGCAATCGCCAAGATCGAGCACCAGCGCATCGCGATCGATCGCTTCCTTCAGATGCTTCAACTCCAACTGTCGAAGGCAATACTTCGAGTCGTGGTGTGCATCGGAACGCAGCAGAATCCACTGCTCCGCATTGGTCAGTGACGGCCATCGCACATCGACGAGATGAATTTGGCGACCCCGGTGATCGACGGTAAAGCGTGCACGGTTGGTGGCCGGTCGCTTAGGCATCGTGGTTGATGCAACAGCGTCGCATGCGCGGATCGTAACCTTTACCCCTGTCCAAATGAAAGGGGGGTGAGGCACCGTCGAGCCTCACCCCCCAATGCGTTGGTCAGAATGGGATGCCGTCTGCTCCGGCCTCAACAACTTCGCCATCCTCAGACTTCACGCGACGAACCTCAACAACCTTCGGACGCGCAGCCTGTGGAGCATTCGCCGGAGGATTCTGCACGAGGATGTCAACTTCCGTGTCAACACCAATCTCTTCCAGCACCGTGCAGAGCGCAGTATCCCAGCAGTTGAACTGATCGTTCTCGTGGGTCTTCATGCTCAGGTAACCCTGACCAGTCTTGGTGGTCTTCACATCGAGGTAACGGAACTTGACCCTCTTGAACTCCCCATCCGGGGAGGTCGGGGCGCTCTCCTGTCTAGCAGGGGCACCCCGACCCTTCCGGGGGATTGGTGTCGCGGCTGGCTGCTCCGACGCAGCGGGCGACTCCTCTGGCATTGTAACAACCGCCCCAGCCTTCCGGCGCAAACGCTCCAGCGGGCTGTCTCCGTCCACCACAGTGGCCTCAGCGACCACGGGCTTCGGCTCCACCTTTGCGGGCAGCGCGGCTGGCATGGCAGACATTGGCGCGTGGACTGCGCCCGGGATGTCTGAGACTTCCGTCTCGTCGAGGAAGCCAAGCCCACAGATCGAGAGGGTCAAGCGCCTCTTTGCCTTCGTCTCGCACTTGAGCATGGCGTTCGCCAGAGCCTCGCCCTTCAAGCCACCGATGGTGACCACACCGCTGGCCTCGTCTTCGCGGCCAGTGGCATCACGACCACGGGCAACCACCTGATAAAGCCCAGCGTCAGACAACATCGTGCGCTCCAGAGGAGCGATGCTAACGCCATTGATCTTGCGAAGTTGCTCGCTCGCTGCGCGAGTTGCATACAGCGTCAGTTTGCCGTTCAGGGTGATGTACTCGAACGGCTTCGTCGCCGGGTTCAGGCCCAGCGAGTCGCACACCGTGCGGAAGTACGACACACGCTGATCCGGGTTGAGTCGGCTCAGATCTCCGCCGATCACGACCTGCTCGA